TGACGCGCAGGCGACTACCACCCTCCCGGCGATGATCGCAGGCATCTTCCTGAACGCGGTCACCAAGGGCAACTGGGGCTGGATTCAGGTGGCTGGCGTGGCGAATGTCCTCATGGATTCGACGATCTCGTCTACCGTTCTCGGGTCGCTGGTCGTGGCTAAGGCTTCCGCGACGGTTGCGTCCACCTCCGACAATACCACCGTCACCAATCCGACGGCGGCAGTGGTTGCGGCAGTCATCGGCGTATCGCTGACGACCGCTACCACGTCCACCCTGGTGAAGACGGCGATCACTCGCGGGATTTCTCGTATCTAAGGAGCGTTGAATGGCGAACACGATTGTCTACGGATACCCGCAACCTATCGGCGCTAAGGTAATGATAATGGTGGACCACGCTGGTCCGGTCAGCTACGTCCAGTACACGACCAGCGCGGTGGGTGATGTTATGAACGCCTCCGATATCGGAATGGGCGGAATCGAATCGGCGTACATAGCCTTCGGTGGCTACACCGCTGACGGCTTGTACTACGTCATCCCCATGTTCTCGAAGGCGGCTGACCTAGTAGCAGGATCCGCCACGCCAAGAATAACCTTCAAGTGGTACACGCTGGTCGGCGGAGCCTTCACGGCCATCACCACGACCGAGGTTACCGCCGCCGTGGACTTGCACGCATCTCTATGCCGTGTGAAATTGATCTGCGTGTGACGATTGGGGAGTAGTAAACTTGACGGCGCGGCTTCGGTCGCGCCTTTTTAACAGGGGAGGGGATGATGCCCGATGATGCCTACGAAGCAGACGTTACTGGAGTGTACGACACTCATACCGGGGGAAACGTAAAGGCAGAGATTGATACCAAGAAAGCTCCTCCGACTTATAAGTACGCGCAGAAGGAAGCGATGAAGCGTGGAGACGCTGGCACCTACTTCATGCGTAAATCGTCCAATAAGAAGTCTCGCAAGGGTGGGAGTAAATAAGCGATGGCCTTCTTGGACATGCGGACGGAGCTTCGAGGGTCGGTCCCTAAAATTCCGTTTGAATATACCAAGACCATCATCAACCGCGCATGGGAGGACATCCGCCGCCAATCCCTATGGTCGTTCCAACTCTTCGAGGGCCAGTGGATCGCACCGCCGCAACTCGCGTCCACTGGCACCGCGACCGTCGTCCAAGGCTCCTCCATCGTCCAGTTCGACGCTACGGCTACTACCGCGATCAACGCTCTAGCCGTTTCCCAGCCTTACTCGCTCATTACCCAACGCCAATTCAGGATATCGAGTGGAGGCATCTACAGCATCTGGGGCTGGAACGCTGGCACCGGCCAAGCCACCCTCGATCGCTGGTATGGCGAGCCATCCCTTTCCAACTTCCAGTTCGCCATCTTCCAATGCTACTACGTTCCCATCGTCGCCAATTCCCCCATCACCGACTTCCGCACCTGGATCTCCGTCCGCGACATGCAGAACTTCATCGACCTCTATACCGAACGCTACCAGATGCGCGATATTGACGTTCAAGACCCTCAACGGACGTGGTACGGCATCCCCTCGGACGTGATCCCTTATCAGGACGACCAGAATCCGGCCTCCGCGACCTACGGCTCCCTGATGTACTTTCTGTGGGGCATCCCGACCTTCAACGTGAACTACCAGTTGTACGGAATTCGTAACGGATTGCCTTTAGTCAAGCCGACCGACACCCTTCCCTACATAATAGGGCAGGACGTGGTGATGGCGAAGGCGCGTTACTATGCCTATGAATGGGCGGAGGCGAATAAGGATTTGACGCCGAGGAATGCGGGACCGGATTTCAAGTTTCTGATGGGGGCGGCGAACAAGGAATATTCCGACCTCTTCCGCAAGTATCGTCAGCTTGACCGGGATCGCGTGGATAACTGGTTCGCTACTCGCACCCGCTCGAACTACGCCAAGTGGCTCGCCTTCTATAACACGCAGGGCGGCGTGGCATCGCCCGGATTCGCTGGAGTGCAATCGTAATGCAGGCCTACTCTAATTTCGCCCAACAAGGGAATGTCGGAGTCGTAACCTCCGGCCTATCCTCGACCACGGTCGTCGAAGGCTCCTATCCCCTCTGCACGGTGACCGTCAATCTCCACGGCGGTGGGCTCGCTTCCATCTACTCCGACAACGGCATTACCGTCCTCGCCAATCCCTTCACCGCAAACGCCAACGGCCAATTCACCTTCTACGCGGCTAACAATCGCTACGATGTCGTTCTCTCGAATAACGCTGGCTCCGGCCCCGCCTCCCCGATCACCATCTCCGACATCCTGCTGAATGATCCCGCAGGCGGCGGTGGCGTAGTCAATTCCGTCTTTGGTCGCAACGGCACGGTCATCGCGCAGACTGGAGACTACGCCGTCGCCAACGTGACCGGAGCCGCGCCATCCGCGTCTCCTGTACTTACCGGGACCGTTAATGCGTCAGGAGCGGCGACCGTTACCGCTCCGACGGTCTCAACTGGAGATAACAGCACCAACGTAGCCACCACCGCTTTCGTCAAAGCTCAAGGATATGGCACAGGAGGCGGTAACGTATCCAATACCGGGACGCCTACCAACGGTCAGATGGCGCAGTGGACGAGTGCCACGGTTATTCAGGGATTAGCTGTAACTGGATCTGGGAGCGCGGTGTTGGCAGGCTCTCCTACTCTCACAGGAGTTCCAGCGGCTCCTACCGCATCCTTTGGCACCTCAACGACCCAACTTGCTACAACCGCGTTCGTTCAAGCCGCTCTTCCCGCAGCAGGCGTGACCTCGTTCAACTCTCGCTCGGGAGCGGTGACTCCGCAGACCGGAGATTACATCGTTGGTCAAGTTACCAACGCAGCCTCTACCATTTCTCCCATTTTCAGTGGGACTCCCACGGCCCCTACTCCATCCATCGGAGACTCCTCGGCCAAGCTCGCTACGACGCAGTTCGTGCAGCAGGCGGGTAACCAGGCTTATCCCTACGCCTTCTACATCGATGTCTCGACCACGCCGAATGGCTTGTATGTCTGGGT